AGCCCTTGAATTTTCCCGTATAGCCTCTGACTCCGCTTACGGTATTCGCGGTATGGCGAACAACATCGGTCAGGTTGCTACAATGATGGGCGAACTCTCTAAGACAGCCCCAAAGGGCATAAGTGCAATGGGTAGGCTCAAGTTTATGGGGCAACAGTTAGGCGCAGCCATTATGGGTCCGATGGGTATAATCATAGCCATCCAAGGGCTGTTAGCATGGCTTACATTATGGGAGTCTAGCACAAATAATCAGACTGAGGCTCAAAAGGAACTTAATGAGGAATTAGATATTACCGCCACAAAAGCAGAGAAAACATCTCAACACATCGAAACTCTCATTGCTGCCATGGGGCAAACAGGTGTGGTGTCCACTCAGGCAAAGAAAGATTTAGCTGAACTTATACCTAACTACGAGAAGCTGAGAGAGACAATGAGCCTTGACGAAGTTTCTAGCTCATATAAGGACTACTTATTCTTCCAAGAACAAGCATTGGGAGCGGATCAAGCCCTAGCAGATAATCGAGCTGAGATAATGGTGTTAGAGGCTAAAATGCTAGAAGCTAGAGCTACAGGCAACACCGCACTTGGTGAGGATACAGCTAAGAAAATCGAACAGCTCAAAGAAGATAGGGAGACTTTGCAAGACATATCCGACACATTCACAGCACCATATCTCAAATTGAAGGAGCTGTTTAGGGAAGAGGATAGCGAAAAGGAGAAGCAGCTACCATTCAGAGACTTTATGGCTCGTAAGAACCTTAGAGAGTTTAAGCGTAACGCTAGGGAGATAGGCAAAGAAGTGGATTATCTTACCGAGAGCTTTATGAAGCCTGATTGGGTTAAGATAGGTCAACTATGGACTACACACCTAGATGGTATTGGTGGGATCTTGGACGGGTTAACGGCAACAATGAACAACTTTGCCTTCGAGAATGAGAAAACAGCAAGAAAGATATTCGCAGTTCAAAAGGCGGCTGCTGTGGCAGGGATAACGATAGACACATATAATGCAGCATCTAAGGCATACGCACAGGCTATAACATACTCCACTCCGCTAGGGGCTAGTTTAGTTGCAGCAGGAGTAGTGGCACAGGGACTAGCTAGGGTGACTGCTGTTTTGGCACAGCAATTCGATGGTGAGTCTAAGTTGACGGCAGCAACACCAACATCTAGTGCGGCAGAATCTCTGCCACCCGTAACCACAACAGGGTTCTCAAACCTTAGTGGCGGGGAAACACCGGGTTCAGCAGTCAGAGTATATGTCTTAGAGCATGACATCCGAACAACCACAGATAAGGTAAGCAAGACTAAGGTTCGCTCCCGACTCTAATTAGACAGATAGCCGTACATAGCACTTATAGTTATGTATGGACAATATACCAATTTTCGACATTGTATTTGATGAGGTGAATGGTGGAGTAAATACTGTGAGTCTCGTTTCTAGCCCTGCTATGGAGAGCGCATGGTTGGCATTTAATCACAGCACAGCTCAATACAAACTGCAATCAGAGGAGAAACGCTTAATCTTAGGAGCGTTACTGATTCCCGACAAGCTGGTTCTTAGACGAGACGATTCGGGCAACCCGTTCTTCATACGCTTTAGTAAGGATGTAATCGAGAAGACTGTCTACAAGTACTTCAAGACATCTAAGACAAACAACACGAATGCGGAGCATGACCAGGAGTGGACACTTGACGGTGTTTATATGGTAAGCTCTTTCATTAAGGATAGCTCTATGGGTATCAATCCTCCTGTGGAACTTCAAGATCACCCGGACGGGACTTGGTTCGGAATGTTCAGAGTAGAGGATGATGAGGTTTGGGAAATATACATCAAGGAAGGCGTATTCACAGGGTTCAGCATTGAGGGCATCTACTCTCTAGCAGACACGGGCGAGTCCGCATCGTTGGCAATGAGCAAGGAGGATAAGGAGCTAGAAGAACTAGCTGATATGATCTTGAGCAAATTAGACACTTTAGTAGACTAATCACTTATATAGATAGAATGGAAGAAAAAAAGAACAAGCTACTCGCCTTCTTGAAGTCACTCGTTTCTGAGGAGACTGTAGAGGAAGTCGAGGTGGAGGCTTCCACAGAGGAAACTCCCGAAGCTGAAACAGACGAAACTCCAAGCGCGGAAGCAGATGCTCTCAATAAGCTCTCTGAGACAGTTGCTGCACTCGCTGAGAAGGTAGAAGGGTTTGAAGCAAGACTTTCTGAGGTTTCTAAGGAGCGTGACGAAGCGAAAGCTGAGAACGCAGAAATCAAAGAACAAGCTGCTGAACTACTTGCAGAAATGAGCAAAGTTCCTGCGGTAGAAACTCCTGCAAAGACACCTTCAACTAAGGAGATGACACGAGCAGAGAGAGCAATCGCAATGGGTAACGTACTACTTAAAAAGAAATAACAATGTCATTTGACGTATCATCATTAACGAATTATGTGGATCAGTCCTCAACGGAATTGCTCCACCGCCTATATTTCGAGGGGACTACACAAGAGTATGTGAGTTTCCAAACGGGCGTAAAACACAAAGATGCTTTGCAGCTCTTCGATCTTACTGCATATCCGCAGGACGATAGTTGCTCAAACACAGCATCAGGATCAACCACTTTCACACAGGCAGAAATCACAGTTGTAGGTATCAAGTACTTCGACTCTCTTTGCCCTATCGACTTGGAAGCTAAATGGACTCAGAACTTGCTCCGTCAAGGTGCTAACGCACAGCAAGAGTCTTTGACTTTCGAGGAAGATGTAGCGATGGGAATCTTGTCTTTGGTACAAGAGAACAACGAGACTGTAATTTGGCAAGGTAACGATGCGGGTTCTAACACAGACCCTATCACCAACAAATTCGATGGCTTCATGCAGCTTATCGACGATGCGGGTACAGCAACAGCCGGTAACACCAACTCAGTATCAGCTATTTCTGCTACTGCTTCGGATAACACCAATGCGGTAACAATCGTAAACGCAATGATTGATGCTCGTCCGGCTCGACTGAGACGTAAGCAAAATCAAGTATTGTTCTGTGGAACTGACACGTTTGACAAGTGGGTAACTGCACAGATCGCCCAAAACAACTTCCACATTGACCAAACTCAGTGGGTGAACTACTCGGTTCAAATCCCTGGCAAGAATGTCACTTTGGTGGGTGTTCACGGTCTTGACGGAACGAACCGAATGGTTCTTGGGCAGACAAGCAACTTCTACATTGGAGTTGACGGAATGAATGACCATGAGGTATTCGACATTTGGTACTCCAAAGACGATGACGTAATCTACTACAAGGTTCGTTTCAAACTTGGTGTTCAAATCGCTCGTATTGCTGACTTGGTTGAGTTTACATTATCTTAATAGAATCTGAATTATGGCTTGTGAATTAACAACCGGTGTAAGCGTTGGGTGTAAGGACTCAGCGGGTGGAATCAAGGAGGTGTACTTTGCTAATAAAAGTAACGTCTCAGGAATCTCTGTGACTGCCGATGGAACTGTGTCGGGGATCACTAACAGCGGTAGTTGGTACAAATACGAGCCTCGCAATGCTACTTCGGCAATGATGGATAACCCACAGGTTAATCGTCAGAACGGAACGGCATTCTATCAACAAGGTGTAAACTTAGTTCTCACCAAGATGGAACAAGCTAAACGCAACGAGATCATCCTCCTTGCTAAAGCGAATATGCACATCATTGTGAAGGATCAGAACGATAAGTACTGGCTACTTGGGCAAGATAATGGAATGGAGATGGAGAACTCTGAGGTAGGAACGGGTACAGAATTAGGGGACAGAAACGGGTACACCCTCAACTTCGAGGGGAAAGAGCCTGAACCTGCTCCTGAGATTCAGTATGCTGCTTTCAGCGCAGATGTCTCAGTCACACAAATCTAGTCATCACTCTCATATATCGGTAGAAGCCCCTCTTTGGGGCTTTTACTTTTTTATGACACTTCGTATTGTTTTTTGTTCGTATATTTGCGATATAAAGTTATTTAAATCTAAGTTTTTAGGCGGGTATTAACGAATAACAAACTTGGGGAAGCGACTTATTTTTCACCACCCGCCAAAATATTGTTTCATGTTGTGTTTTGAGCCTCGGCAGAAATGTCGGGGCTTTTTTGTGACACTTTTGCCACTTAGCACTTATATATATGTATGGTGGTTATAACAAGAGCGGCATCAAACACATTTGTAATGACATTAGGGGAGAAGGCTACCTATGCCTCACCCGAATACTTGCTTGTCCTCTACGACAAGCACGACAGAGCTTTGATTAAGTTCTTCTTGACCAACACATCATCGGATACGAGTTACGAGAAGTTCACTCTGACAGAGGGAACAGACGAAACGATCCCGGAAGGGGATTACACCTACAAGGTTTACGAGAAGGCGAATCAGGACGATGAAGATATACCTGCTGACACATTTATTGTTGAGACGGGAATACTCAGGTCTTTGGGTGCTGACATAACTGAGGTGGAGTACTCGATCTCAAATACGAACGTGGTTTATGACACAGAATAAGAAGAAGCCTCAAATGAGTGCCAAGAACAGAACCTTCTCGATTGAGTTGGCGAGTTACGAGTTGCCGTTATTCAAGGAGAAACCTAACAGCAGAACTGATTGGGTGGAGTTCGGGGAAAGAAACTTATTCCCTCTGTACTTGGTAGACTTGTTTAACCAGTCTGCGGTACACAACGCAATCATCACGGGTAAGGTAAACTACATTGTAGGTAGAGGGCTTACGACAGAAATGGGTAGAAGTGGGGTGTCAGGACTCAGGGACTTCGTGATGTCTCCTAATGGCTATGAAACCCTGCAAGAGACCTATAAGAAGTTAGTAATTGACAACGAGGTATTCAACGGGTATGCCATTAAGGTTGTCAGAGCGAAGGCGGGGAATAAGATTGTTGAGATCCACCACGAGGACTTCACGAATGTCCGCATGGATAAGAGCAACAAAGGGGTGTGGATCTCTGATGAATGGGAGAGTCCGAGAAGTAAGCCATCCTACAGGATGCAGAACAGAAACCCGGAGGTAAAGTACTACCCACTATTCGACCCTAAAGGCACAGCAAAAGTGTCTTACATATATCACAGAGAGTATAGACCTGACATCAACTACTATCCATATCCTGAGTATGTAGGTGCGATTCCTCAGATTGAAACGTCTGTAGAGATCGGCAAGTTCGACCTAAACTCTATCAAGAACGGGTTTAGTGGCGGTACAATTATCAACCTACTGAACGGTATCCCTCCAACAGACGAGGAAGCTAAAGCGATTGAGAGAGACTTGACCGAGAAGTTCACGGGGTCAGAGAATGGGAATAGGGTTGTAATCAACTTTGCAGAAGACAAAGACCACGCCACCACAGTTGAGCAAATAAACTCAAATGAC